TTCCGGCTCTACCCCAGCCTGGGTCACCTGGTGAGGTGGGCGTCCTCGCCAGCCTTCCAGCCTGTGACTGACCCCAGACCATTCGAGGCGATCCATGCCGATTACATCCGTGAGAAGCGGCCAGATTCTGGACTTGACCATTGTGGATTCGGACGTGGCACCCACTGCCGGCATCCAAAGCGCCAAGCTGGACCTGTCGGCCATCTCACAGGTCGTGAAATTGTCCAGCACATCCCCGCAGATTGCCCTTCGCAAGACGGATACGCCGCTGCCCGGCGGGCTCTGGAGATGGCGGCTGATTCCGGCGAATGACGACTTCCGCATCGAGCGCAACACGGCGGTCGCAGGTGACTTCAGCACGGTAGACGGACCGCTGGGGTTGGGGGCCAGCATCATCAACGTCTTCGGGAAGCTGGTCATCAACAGCGGGACCTCGTCAGATGCGTTCATCCAGTTCCTGGGGCTGACCGATACGACCAATCCAGCCAACCGGTCCTTGTTCGTGCAGGCGAGCGACAACAGCCGCATCAAATGGAAGGACGCGGCGGGCGTGGTGCATACCCTGGTGCACAGCGACGAGGCGCTCACCAATCCTGTCACCAGCCCCACCGGTCTGAGGCTGGAAGCCGGAGATCCCAGGCTGGAGTTCCGCGACACCAATCTCGCCCTTCCCAATGGGCTGTGGCGGATGGGTCTGGGGATCAACTTCGACAACATCTTTGACATCGAGCAGAACACCGCCGCAGCGGGGGATTTCAGCACACGGACACTGCGGCTGCGGCTCACGAACACCGGCGTCCTGTCGGGCCCCGTGCGGATCGACACGGAGCAGTTTCATTTCAGCAGCGTCGTGCCGGTTTCAGGGGTCCAGGGTGACTCCCTCTTTGCGTCGGATGCCGACTTCCGTCTCCACTACAAACAGGGTGGGGCGAAGGACAAGACCATCGCCTACGCGAATCCTGAAGTCAATCCTCGGACGGCTGCGTACACGATCACCGACCAGGATGATGTGATCCTGGGCAATGCATCAGGGGGAGCCTTTAGCGTGACGCTGCCCACCGCCATCGGCAGGCAGGGGCGTATCTTCACGGTCAAGAAAACTGACAGCAGCGGGAATGCGGTCACGATCTCCACAACAGGCGGCCAGACAATCGATGGGGCAGTCTCGGTGTCGTTGGGCGCACAGTTCTCCTCCCGCATGGTGATGAGCGACGGAGCGAATTGGTCAGTGCTTGCATCGATATAACAATGGTTGACCCGGCAGACCACCAACCCTCTGGTGGACCGGACGGTTGTTCAACCGGACATGACAATGGATGAGACAAAGATTTCTGAGTTGGTGGAACGGGTGGCCCGAATCGAGGCGGAGCTGCCCCACATCTACCAAGAACTGCAAGGCATCAGGCACAAGCTCGACAACGATCTGCCGCATCAGATCGCGGCATTGCAGCGGTCGGTGGAGGCGGTGAGTCGACGCTACAGCGATCTGGATGCCATCTCCCGTTTCCTGTCGGTGTGTCTGAAAGGTCTGGCGCTCTTGCTGGGCACGCTTTGGACCGCACGGCAGCTGTTCGGCAAGTTCGGCGGCCAGTGATGAACCTGCAATGGCTGGCCAAGCTGCGGGACCTGGTCACGGCACTCGAAAAGTTCCGGCAGCGCCCAAAGGACTATGCCTATGGGCAGCGAGGCAGAAACGAGAACGGGCGCCTCGGGCGCGTCACGCCCCCCGGCAAAGACCCTGACAGCCCCAGGCTGATCTTTCCGCACGAGGAAGTCTGAACCGACATCATGACGATGAGCCATCCGCTGGAACTGCGTCTGAATGCCCTGGTCCGCAGATGGGCTGCCCGTCTGGGGATCAGCGACTACACCTATGTGCTTGAGTTCAGGAGTGAGAAAACCCTGCATGGTAACTACGCCGAGGTCCACACAGATGAGGACACACGGGAAGTGACGATCTGCGTGAACCGCTACCGCCTCACGAAAGAGCCACAGGAAGTGGAGCGGACGCTGATCCATGAACTGCTCCATACCCGACTCAATGAATATGCAGAGTTCGTCGTTGCCATCATCAACGGCTACGTGGGAAATGCACGGACCAAGCGTGTCCTCGGCCGGCAGTTTGAGCGGCTGGAACACAAGATCGTCGTCGCCCTGACCGATGCGCTGCTGAAAAGGAAACCGTCATGTCGCTCTTTGAGCTGCTGAATCCGTTTGACTACCTGGTGAAGCGCCAGAAGGCGGCCAGGGACACACGTCCTGAACCCGAGCCCCGCAAGGGCCTCTTCCGGTTCCTGAACCAGATCACCAATAAGAAACAGCAGCGGGTGTTTCAGCTGAACGCCGCCACGCTGCGCCGGCTGGCCAACACCGATCCGATCACCTGGGCGATCCGGCGGACGATCAAGTCCTTCGTCAACCAGGCCGAGTGGGACATCGTCATTGACACCGAGGCGGCGGAACGGGAGCTGGACCGGTGGGAGGAGTACGCGCTGTCGTACCTCTCCCCGTATGCGATCAACCATACCGAGGTCCTGAAGTTCCAGGCACGGTACCTCTCACCCGACGTGGTCAGCGAGCTGCGCGGCAAGCTGAAAGAGCTGTTCAACTCACCCCTGCCGGATGCGGAGAAGCGCAGTGCGATCAAGTGGTGCTTCGCGTCAGCGACGCGGCGCATCCGCGAGGAGGCGGAGAGCCACCGCCAGCCCGTCAAAGCAATCTTTGAGCGCCCCAGCCCGCGGGGCATCGAATCAAACTGGCGGGCACTGCAGGAGCTCGTCGTGGACGATGTGCTGGTCTTCGACGCCGGGGTCATTGTGAAGAACTACAACCGCAAGGGTGACCTGGCTGAGCTCTACCATCTGCCCGGCGATGAAATCCGCCTCTACCGCAATGAGGACCGCACGATCCCCCAGGCGCCCGAGCCCGCCTACGTCTGGGAGGACAAAGGGATTCTGCGGGCGGAGTTCACATGGGATGAGCTGGTCTATATCATGCAAAGCCCACAGCCCAACGGCTACGGCATGAGCCCGCTGGAGGTGGCCGCGTACATCATCACGGCCAGCATCTATGCGGATGAGTACAACATCGACTACTTCAAGAACTCCAATGTCCCGCCGGGGGTACTCGATCTGGGGGAGGAGATCACCGAGGACCAGCGTGTCGCCTTCAGGACAATGTGGGAGAACGAGGTGCGCGGGCGTGGCGGCCAGCACCGCCTGATGTTCCTCAGCGGCACCAAGAACGCCAAGTTCATCCCCATGCGCATCCAGTCCAACCGCGATATGCAGATGATGGACTACCTGAAATGGACGACGGCAATCAAGACGGCCTGCTACGGGCTCTCGCCACAGGACCTGGGCATCACGGTGGACTTCCACCGCACGACCGCCGAGACGCAGCGGGCCCTCTCCCAGGCGCGTGGGGTCAAAGGGATTCTGCATCTCCTGAAGACCTACTACAACGATGAGATCGTCAAGAAGGAGTTCCCGTTCACGGACGTGAAGTTCGAGTGGCAGGACATCGATATCACGGATGAGAAAAAGGAAGCCGAGATCGACGCCATTGACCTCCAGCAGGGTGTGATCACGCGCAACGAACGGCGCAAGAAACTCAGCATGAAGCCCATCGACGGCGGGGACACCGCGACCATCACAGGACAGGTCATGCCGGTCAAGCAGCTGGAGGCGATGGAGGAGAGTCGTGAGGACATCGAAGGGCAGGATCCAACAGGGGGAGGGGTTGGTGTGGAGGGTCAGCAGCCCACGCCGTCTGCCGGACCACGCAGCGTGGCTCCCGCCGCAGGGCAGACACAGGCACCAGCCGGGCCTGGCCGTCCTGAGACGGCATCCGCCGGGCCGGGAAACGGCATTGTCACGATGAAGGTCAACCGCCGCAAGCCCGTCACGAAGCAGTATGAGGTCATCCACAACGTCGTCAAAGAACTCCAGGACAAGGGCGTGGAGGCCACGGTCAAGATCAGCTTCGATGACTCCACGGTAACGTAAGGATGCGGATCGTCCTCGACACCCCCCAGCCGATCGAGCAGCTCAGGAAGGTCTACAACGACCGCGTGACGTTTGTGTCATCCGTGAACGGCTATCCGTTGGTCAGCGAGCTTGAGATCAATGGCGATTATCTCAGCGGCCTGCGCAAACGGTTGGTGCCGGTTCGTGTCGGCAAGCGTGTTGACCGTCTGATCCATCGCTACACCAGACGGCTGGAACGGGTGTGGCACCGGTATCAGCGCGAACTCCTGGCCTCCCTCCGGCTCGGTCACCTGAAGAAATTCGCTCCAGCCGGTGAAACCGAAAAGGCTGACACCCCCACCCTGGCGCAGGTCCTGGCCGAGACCGATCCGTCCCGTCAGCAGGTGCTGTACATACGGTATCTGCGGGCACGGAAAGAGCAGCTCATCAAACCGAAGCTGGAGGCCATGCGGGAAGACCTCAAACGGACAGCGGCGCCGATGTTCAGGAACGCCTACCTGCTTGGGAAGGAGCGCGGCCAGGTGCTG